ATGGGCCTCACCGTTCCGCAGATCAAGCTTCTCGCCAACACCATTGAGGACGACTTCGAGGTCAGCGTCCGATCGAGGCCAGCCTGCGCCCTCGTCCGACGCGGCTATGCCATCTGGTCGATCACGTACCAGGGCATGGGCTTTCTCCAATCCACCGAGAAGGGGAAGGCCGAGATGGCGCGCCTCGCTCGCGCCAAGCGGAGGGGCGCCCGATGACGCGCGTTCTCGTCTGCGGCGGTCGCCACTACAACGACGCCCGCACCCTCAACGCCACCCTGGACGCCATCAAGGACGAGGTTGGCATCACGGCCATCATCCACGGCGGTGCTGGTGGCGCCGACCACCTCGCCGGCCTGTGGGCACACTTCTACGGCATGGCATGTGTGGACGCCCCTTCTGGCGCAAGAGAAATCTTCGGTCCAGGTTGCTGCGCGTGATCGGGTGCTGCCATGTGTCCGGCCTCTGATGCGGCACGAAACATGGCCGCGGGCCCGTATGGGAGTACGAGGATCAGGTCCACATCACTGGAACGCGCTCGAAGCGCTCCCCATGCGCCTGGTTCTCCTGATCCCGCCTCACCGACGTTGCGCCATACCTGTCCTTTGACCTCCTCACGCCACCGACAGCCTCGCGCCCGTCCCGCTTACGCAGGCACGGCCGGAGCTCGATAGGTTCCACCCTTCGTCAGCAGCGCCCAAGCGATGCGGGCGTTCTTGTTGGCCAGCGCGACGATCACGAGCATCGGCGGCTTGCGCGCCAGCATTCGACCCAGCCACGAGCCGGCCGGCACACCCTTGCGCCTGGCCCAGCGCACCACCGCACTCGAAGCGATGATCAGGAGGCGCCGCAACGTGCGCTCGCCCATGCGCGACGTTCGGCCGAGGCGCTCCTTTCCGCCTGTTGATCGCTGTACGGGTGTGAGGCCCACCCAGGCGGCAAAGTCGCGTCCCGAGCGGAACGTATCCACCGGTGGGGCCAGCGCTTCGATGGCGGTGGCGATCAGCGGGCCGATCCCGGGCACCGTCATCAGCCGGCGCGCAACGTCATCAGTCTTGGCGCGGGCGGCGATCTCGGCATCGAGAGCGGCGGTCTGTTCCTGCAAATGACGCAGCGTGCCGACGAGCAGGGCAAGGCAGGTGCGGGCCGCCTGCGGCAGCTCCGAGGCAGGGTCTTCGATCTGAGCGATCAATCGTTCGACGTGGAAAGGGCCTTGCGGCGCGATCAGGCCGTACTCGGCCAGATGCCCGCGGATCGCGTTGATGATCTGCGTGCGCTGGCCGACCAGCATGTCGCGGGTCCGGAAGATGACGGCGGAGGCCTGCTTGGCCTCACTCTTCACGGCCACGAACCGCATGGTCGGGCGCTGCGCGGCTTCGCATATCGCTTCGGCATCGGCGGCATCGTTCTTCTGCCGCTTAACGAATGGCTTCACGTAAGCCGGGGCGATCAGCTTTACCTCGTGACCGAGCTTGCCGATCTCGCGGCCCCAGTGATGAGCACCCGGGCAGGCCTCCATTGCGACCAGGCAAGGCTCATGGCCCGCGAAGAAGGTGAGAAGCTGATCGCGCCGCAGCTTCCGGCGGAACACGACGTTGCCGGCAGCATCGGCGCCGTGAGCCTGAAAGGTGTTCTTGGCCAGATCCAGGCCGATGGTGCTAACCTGCGTCATGGACGCCTCCCTGTGGTGGCTTTCGACACCCCATCCTGGCACGACGATGCCGTCGGGGGCGTCCACCCCATCACCGGAGGTCTACGAGGCCGACTGGCACGAGCACGGCCGTGCCGCCGGCCCGATCCGCAATGCTCGGATGATTGCCGAAGGTCGTCCCGACCTCGTCATCGCCTTCCCCGGCGGTCGCGGCACGGCCGACATGGTGTCTCGCGCTCGCAAGGCGGGGATCGAGGTTCGGGAGGTGTCGGCATGAGGCCCGCCCTCCACTTCGTCGGCTTCCGCGACGACCGCTACACCTCTGCCGTCCGCGTCTTCGGCGAGCCCGACTTCATCCATCGCGGCTGGGACCGTCGTGCCCTGCGCGAGATCGCTGACGTGGATACGGTCGTCTTCGCCGATGGCCCGCACGACCAGGCGCCGCGGGCAAAGAGCTTCACAGACATCCATGACGGATCGGAGCCGGGCTCGCCGTTCGTCGGCTCGTCTCTCTCCGCCATGCGCTCGGTGAAGGTGCCGGGGAAGCGGTTCAGGATGGGGAGGGAGGGGTGAGCGAGCAGAGCTTCCGCATCGACTGGCTGGGCGGCAATTGCCCCGTCCAGGCTGAAGGCGAGATCGACGGCAAGCCCTTCTATTTCCGCGCACGGGGCGAGCGTTGGTCCATGAGCATCGGGGGCAACGATGTCGTGGGTGAGCCCGAGTGGTATTACGAGGAGCCCTATGGCGACGAGGATTTCGCCGCAGGGTGGATGACAGAGGACGAGGCTCGCGCCTTCATAGACAGATCCATCGCCCTGTTTAGGCGCAGGCCTGATGACCCCACCGTCTCCCCAGAAGGCGGTGATAGCGTCGCGGCAGCCCGTTCCTCCTCCCTCCCGTCTCGTTCTTCCAGTCTGGAAGGAGAAGGCTGCCGCGAAGACCTCGGGATCGGGCAGAGGGAGGCGGACAATGGCCGCTCATGAGATGGCCGACCCGAGCATCTCGCCCGATCAGCAGCCCGGTTTCTGGCCGAATTGGCAGGCGCCGACACTCATGGCTGAAGCGATCCAGATGCCGCTTCACCCGCCGCACAAATGGATCAACGGCGTGCTGAACGCGCACCGGAAGACAGGTCGCCCCGGCGGGCAGAGGGATGAAGGAGGCTGCCGCGATGCCATCACAGCTTGATCGCGTCCGTCAGCAGGTAGCCGCGCACCTCGACGTCATCGGCCACCTGTTCATCCCCGGTGCCAAGCTCACGATCCTGGTTCGCCGTCCTGGCGAGCCTGATTGCGATTTCCTGATGACGAACGACGAGATGTCGGAGGTAGCCGCCATGGTCGCGCGCCTGTCTGATGATGCCGGTGAAGAAGGCTACCGCGATGCGTGAGATGACCAACAGCGCCCGCGAGACGCTGCTTCTCGCCCTCCGCCTACGTGCCCAGAGCGTCGATCCGACCGATGGCACCATCATGCGCGAGGCTGCCGACATGATCGAGCACTTGATCATCGAAACGGGGTATCAACGCGCGGCTTTCGAAAGAAAGGCAATCAAGCTCCTTGACTGGAATAACTCGGTCTTCACGACTGACGCGTCAGAGCACAAAGCTTGGTGCTTCTTCGGGCGATACCACATCCGCTCCCTACCGACGTGCAAGCCGCCCGAGATGTATCAGTGGTCGTCCCCGATAGGTCGGAAATGGGGCAACGAGGATACCCTTGAAGCCGCCAAAGCCGCCGCGCAAGCTGACCTAGAGCATCATATCGCCTCCACCTTTTCCGCAGAAGGCTGTGACAGCGTTGCGGCAGCCCAATCTTCATCGGAGACCGATCATGTCTGAGACACGACCTCGCAACGTAGCGACCGTCCTCGCCGATGCGATTGACGATGTGATCCTGTCTGCCCTGGAGCGCCGTCCGGATCGAGAACTGTCCACGGTCGGCTTCATTCTCGCCTTCGCTCGGGAGCTTCGAAAGACTTGGCCTGACGTCACCGACAAGCAGGCCGCCGAGTGGCTGCGCGGCTATCTCGACGTGAAGATCGGCACACCTGGGCATGACTGGACATATGGCGGGGCGGCGCACCTCGCCCGCGAATACATCGCCGAATACGGAGAGCAGCCATGACCCAGGACGTGAAGGAGAAGGCTGCCGCGATGCACGAGGCCACCGACATCGGGACGCTTATCGAGCGGGTGGAGGCTGCGAAACTCCCACCTCGCCAACGGTTGGTCCTGTCCAAGCTCGGCAGCATGTCGCGATCCGAGAAGGACATAGCCGAAATGGCGGGCATCCGCACGACATGGCCGGCTGAGACGGCGCGCAAGCACCTCATGGCGCTGCGCAAAGGCGGGCTGGCGCGCGAGATCAAGGTCAAGTTCGGCCGATCCGTGTGGCAGTCAACCGAAGCAGGCTCCGCCCTTCTCCGCTCTCTCCAGTCCGAGGAAACCAGCAATGGCTGAGGAGATGATGACAAAGGCTGCCGCGATGCGAGGCGACGGACAGATGACGATGGTGGAGCAAGCCGCCAAGGCGATCTACAGTGCGTGGGCGGCCGAGAACGAGGTCACGCACACATGGGACGAACTGACCGAGGCGGTTGCCGTATCGCCCGCTGACGCCGCCCCCACGCTGCATAGAATGCACCGGCTCGCCTTCGCAGAAGCTCGGGCCGCGCTTGAAGCGGTGCGCGAGCCGACCGACTTCGTGCTGGCCGCCGCCCATCGCAACAACCATCCTCGCGACATCGAGACATGGCAGACGATGATCGATGCCGCTCTCTCGGAGGCCGACCATGGCTGAGAAGGAACAGGCTGCCGCGATGCCGAACAGAGCTAGGCTGACGAAGGCTCAACGGCGCGCGCTGGAAGCAGCGAAGCAGGGGCCGCTGACGATCTGTGCTCGCGGGTGGCTGGCCTTTGATGGCGCGGATGGATCTCGCCATGCCTTCGCATCGGTCCACGCCGCAGGACAGAGAAAATGGCTGGCGCAGGTGGATAAAGGGCCATTCAGCCACACGAAGCCGACAAGCTACGTGCTGACCGACGCCGGCCGCGCCGCCCTCGCCGAAGACCCTCTGCCCGAGACCAAGGGCATCGCGGCAGCCTGATCAAAACCCGGTCAAATGGTAACGCATTGATCTGGATGAAACTTTTACCTAAGCTCCCCAGCAGATGCAGAAATTGCATGAGTTGCCTGACCTTCCCCACCTCTGCTCATAGCCGGAAAGGCGGGGGTGTGGCTGTGGCTTCTACGCAGTCGACTTATCGCACGATAAACGCCAGATTGCCCGTGGAGCGGCATAGTGCGCGCGGGACACAGCCGAGCCATGAGAGCTGATGAACGACGCATGTTCCTCTTGGCGACCGTCACGGTCTTCATGCTCGCCGTGCTTCAGATGATTCCCCTCCTGCTATGACGGCTCTTTCACCCAAAGGCTGGCTATGGCAGCCATCCCGGGTGCGTGTCATAGTCAGCCATGACCCGAAGGTCGGAACTCACGGCGATGCAGATCTGGGCACTCACGTTCCTAGATGATGGCCTCAACGACGAGGACGCAGTCGGGCGTGAGACTTTCGAGCTTGAGGCTCAGCCGGGCCTCTTCCAAGCTGCAGAACACCTCGTGAAGCTTGGGCTCGCCGAGGTTCGGATTGGCCCTTCGCTCCCCCGGTCCTTCTCGGCCTGGTATCGCCTGACGCCTCGCGGGCGAAAGCGGATCGACCACGGGCATGACGGGTGACGGGCTAGGCTGACGCGTGCCATAGCTCCGCCATGGAAGAAGACGACGACATCATCGCCGAGATGGACGCCCGCCTGGACGCCCATCGCATGCTTCTCGCACTCATCATCCGCAACCTGCCCGACCGAGACAAGGCGCTGCTGGCACTTCAGCAGCTCGAAAGCCTCTCGCGCAAAAACAACCTTCACGGCGGCACGATCCGGGAGCTTGCCGAGATCCGGGACGTGCTGGACGACCTGTAGGGCCGCATGCATAGTCGGCGCATGGATGCGACCGACGCCTCACAGGTAGAAGCCCCTAAACGCCTTCAAGGCAAGCGGGGGAACGATCATGATCGGGCGATTGCTTCTATGCTGCGACAAGCTCGCACATCGAGAGGCGTCAGCCAGCCGCAGCTGGCCTTCCTTATCGGCTGCAGCTTCCAGCAGGTCCAGAAGTACGAGTCGGGCAGCAATCGGATATCGGCCGGGCGGCTTGTCTCGATCGCCCGAGCTCTCAAGATGGACATCGCAGAGTTCTTCGGCGACTTGCCAGCGCTCTCCAGCGGGCCGACGCTGCAGGCTGAGGAGTTGCGCTTTATCCGAGCCTATCGCTCTATCTCTGCCAAACAGGCTCGGTCCCTTGATGCCTTGGTCGCGGCACTTGAGGCATATGGCGACGTGAACGCCGCCTAGCGACTCACTGATTGTTCATGCCATCTGTTCTACCTTCGTTCTTACAGGCGGAGGCAGACCGGCATGGACCCGCGACGATGAGCACGCACGACCAGCGACTTGCCGAGCTGCGCGACCGCGTCCGCAAGATCGAAGGAGCAAAGGCGCGCGGGCACGGCGTCCTGCCCTTCGGCATCTCTGAAATCGACGCTCGTCTACCCGGTGGCGGCCTTGCGCTCGGCGCGCTGCACGAGTTCGCGGGCGGCGGCAACGGCGCGGTGGACGGCGCGGCCTCGGCCCTCTTTACCGCAGGTGTGGCGGCGCGCACGAAGGGCATGATCCTCTGGTGTGTCGTCCGGCAGGATCTCTTCGCCCCTGCTCTCGCGCAAGTTGGCCTCAAGCCCGGCCGGGTCGTCTACGTCGAAGCGGGCAACGAGCAGGAGCTGCTGGCCTGCTTTGAGGACGCGCTGAACCACGGTGGGCTCGGCGCGGTGATCGGTGAGGTGGCGAAGCTCTCGATGACGGCCTCGCGCCGGCTGCATCTGGCGGCAGAGCGCTCTGGCACTCTGGCACTCGCCATCCGCCGCTGGCGGCGCCAGACGGAAGCCGCGGACTTCGGCCAGCCGACGGCCAGCGTCACGCGCTGGCGCATCTCGGCACTGCCTTCCGTCGCTCTACCTGTGCCAGGCGTCGGCCGCGCCCGGTGGCTCTTGGAGCTGATCCGCGTGCGGTCCGGCGAGAGCGCCGATTTCGAGGTTGAGGCGTGCGATCGTGAAGGGCTGATGGCGCTTTCGCCTGATCCGGCACAGCGGGCGGCCAACGCCCATCTGGCGCGACGCAAAGCAGGGTACTGAAACGACGAAGCCCGCCAATCGGGGAACGATAGGGCGGGCTTCGGGTGGGACGCGAAGATCGGAGCCAACCCGTCCCACATCGACAGCTTACGAGCAGCGGCAGGGCGTGTCACGAACGAAAAAGCCCGCTCCTCGTGCGAAAGGAGCGGGCGTGTTTGCGGGCGGCGAATTCCCTCAAGGGCACCCGCAGAAACAGACTGCCTTGTCAGGCTTGTCTGAGCCTGAGCCACTGAAGAGATGGAGACGCAGCCATCAGCACGGCTTCCTAGATTAGCCCCTTACGGATGGCGATGTTCACCGCATGAACGGCATTGCGAGCTTTCAGAGCGTCGCAGGCAACTTCGATCATCCCGACGATCGCGCCTTCATCACGCCCTAGCTCATCGGCGATTTCCGGCACCATGCGCCCCTTGGCGAGTAGCCGCAGGCAGTCAACCATATTGGGCGGGTACGGGCATGATGATGCTATTTCAAGATGCGTCCTCTGGCGCGATAGACCAAGCGACCGCCTGGGTCGTGTCTGACTATGGCCTTTGGCTATGCACCATGCGGTCCAGCGGCCGGGCGGATGAGAACATGAACGTTATCGGAAATCTCCACGAGCATGGGCTCATCACAGAACCAAGGCTCGAACCATGCTTCCCAGGCACGTGTGGACAGGAGCAAGTTGTCATTGGCGCCATCCACGATCAGAGATCCCGGATGATGGCACAACCTCTGCCAGGACAAGCCTGATGACATATCGCGCCTCGATCCAAATACGTCTCTTAAACTGACAAGATGACCTATTGACGTACTTGTCTAGATCGATTGTCTATGCACAGCCACGCTTAATCATCGAAATGGCGCCGGAACGTCATCGTCAGCCACGCAAAACTTCGCCAGGGCGAGGACTAGGCGGGGCTCTTCTGGCGCGAAGCTCAGCTCAGGCGAAACGACCCACCCAGCCCGGCAGCTCCTTGCGCCAGCGATGATGCGGCGGGGTTCGCCGCGGTTCGCTCGCACCCTCAGTCCAGCCTACTGACATAAAAATCGTCATTACGGACAATCACCTACTCCATGTTGAGCTAGGGCGACCTATTAGATGGTGTTGCGCAATCCGCGCCGATAGCGCGCGACAGGCCCATACCCCCTCCTTCCAATGTACTCGCGCTCTTCGACGCCTTTGACGCCTTCATGAAGACGTTGATCGAGGAGGCCGAGAAAATGATCGAGCCTGTCGTGACGCCCGATGCCCCGCATCGGCACTATGCGCCGATCAGCTCAGGACGCCAGCCATGATCAAGTGTCAGCGCCGCTGCAGGGTCATCGCGTGGCGCAGTTCCTTGATCTCGTCCTCGAGCTTGAGGATCGCTTGTGTCCGCTGATCGCTGGCGCGCAGTTGATCCTTGGCCAGCGCCGCCGCGTCTCTGGCGGTGGCCGCGCCCTCCTTCATTGCCATAGCCAGCGCCTCGATCGAATGCGTCTGCTTGCTGATCGCCACGACCTGCAGCGCGATCTCGCCGGACAAAGCTCTGACCGACTCACTGTCAACAAGGGCGCCGGCAATCACAGACATCGTCTCAGGCGGCTGGCGGGTCTCCGAGTTCCACCCGGCCTTGACCACCAGCGCGCCGATGGCAGTCCCGATCCCCGTTGCGAGCCAATACAGCCACTCCGGTATGCCTTCCATCAGCCGTTCCGCCGCTTGTCTTTCGTGGCATGAAAGAGCGCGTACAGGCTGTAGACGCTCAGCATGAAGTAGGTCCAAGCGCCCGTGGTGAGGATGCCGGACAAAAAGTAGGCACCGAGAAAGCCGATGCAGAGGATGCCGGAGGCCAAGGCGCCGAGGAACGCGCAGATCATGCGCAGGGTCGAGGTCACCATCTGGCGTGCGCCGTTGATGAACAGGGCGATCAGCCAAACGAAGCCGATGCCGCCGATCATGAGGCCGGTGCCCTCTTCGCCAAGCTGTGCGAAGCCGTCCCAGGAGGGCGAGGTGAAGGTGGGGCTCGGGTGCATCAGCACGGCGCCGAAGCCGAACAGGACGGTTGCCGAGTACCACTCAGCCGAGCGCTCATGGAATCGGCGGCGAACCTCCCTTATGGCGATCACGGCCGCGTCTCCGCATTCCGCGGCGCGAGGTAGGTGCCCGCCCACGCGCCAGCCGCGAGCAGCAGCGCCGTGACCTGGATCAGCACCTCCGGGTCGGTCGCGATCGACGCGGGGATCCAGCCGAACTTGGCCATGAGCCCCAGCAGCGGCGAGACGACGATGACGCCAATCGCTCCACCGTTGGCCTTTGACACGGGGCCTCCCGTCGGCGTCGGCTTGGCGACGGGCTCCGGCTCGAGCGGCGGCCCGCCATTGTGCCCGATCGGCACAGGCGTCTGCGCCGGCGGCACGATCACCACGGCGGGCGTCTCCGGCACCGCACCGGCGCTCGCCCCGTCGTAACCGGCGCCGTCGAGCGCCACTTCGAACTGCCGCGCGTGGCCGGCGATGAGCTCAGCCTTGTCAGTGCCGTTCACGACCCGGCGGGCCTCGCGGTAGTCGACCTTCGTGCCAGCCACGTAGTCGCCGAGCTTCCGGCCCGTGAAGGTGCCGAGCATCATGCCCTCGACGAGGATCCTCGCGGCGATCGGGCGCTGTTCGGCGAGATCAGGATTGCCGACGAGATCGACGCCGAGGCGCTTCGCCCAATCGGTGTAGTTCCGCCGGCCGGTGATCTGGACGAAGCCCCGACCGCGAAAGCGCCGCCCGTCTCCGGCTGTCGTGTTGCCGAGGTCGCGCCGGCCCTCGTAGGCCTCGCCGCTGGCGTATTCTCGCATGGTGCGGAAGCGGTCGCCCTCGTGGAAGGCCGTCGCCAGGATGTAGGCGAGCTTGCCGCGGTCGCCGTCGCCGTAGACCTGGAAGGCGGCAAGGATGGCGCTGACGCCGTCCACGGCTTCCTGGCTGAGCGAGCCGGCAAAGGGCGCGGCGCGGATGGTGGCGAAGAACTGCGCGAGGTCCAAGGAACCCTCCTATGAGCGGGCATGAAAAAAGCCCGCTCGAAGCGGGCCTGTTGAAGCAGAGGGCGGGGAAGCATCGTCGCAGGAGCCATCCCGCGGCGATGTCGAAGGCGGAGCCGATCCACCAGCAAAGGCGGAACTCGATGCGGTGCGCGAGGGTCGGAGGGGCGAGTTCGTTAGGCGTCCTCATCCGGCTCAGGCTCCGGCGGAAAGGCCTCCGTGACGTCGAGCGACACCACCGTGAGCATCCGGAAGGCATCGCGGCGCGCTTCGAAGGCGTCGTCGTAGATCACTCGCTCGGGCAGGACGTACTTGCCGGTGTGAGGCCCGCCACGCACGAGCACCGGATCGAGCCGGTTCTCGTCACCGGCCGTCTCCTCACGGAAGCGCGCGGCCTGAAGCTTGTCCATGAGCAGAAAGGGTCGAAGGTCGGCCATCTTAGGCGGCTCCTATGGCGGTGAGGAAGGTTGAGAAGCGGTTGTGGATCGCCTGCGCCTCGGCGTCGGTAATGCCGCCGCCCGTGAAGGCTGCGGCCAAGCGGTCGTCGGCGTATTCGGTGCCGTTGCGCAGTAGGTACGCCGGCCCGGTCGCAATCGCATTCGAGACCGCCGTGTCGGAAAGGCTCAAGGCGCCGTTGCGATAGTAGGCGCGGGCGTTGGCCCCGGTGCGCGTGAGGAAGCGGCTCCCGGTCATGGCCTCGGCCGCGCCGAGGTTGAGCGAGGTGCTGTCGTTCATGCGAGCCTCGCCGTTGCCGGCCGTGTTCGGGCGGATGTAGCTTCGCGTTGACTGCGATGATCCGATGAGCGGCCGGAAGCCTGACTTGGGTCCCTGGAGATTGCACCATGTGCCGATCGTGGCCGAGTTCAGCGCGTACTGATTGCCAGTCGCGTTGAACGCCTCGTTGAAGGACAGGTGCGACGACAGAGCGTCGCCCGCATAGCCGCGATCCGTGGTGAACGACGGCGTATTGACTGCCGCCAGCGACTTCGTGGGGGCGCGCAGGTTGAGCCGAGCGGCTTGCGCATCGTGCGCCGCGAGGATGGTCAGCCAATCGAGCTTCGACCAAACGCCGTCCGTCTTCAGACCGGCAACCAGGTCGCTGTAGAGCTGCTTGCGAGCGGCTGCCGGCTGGACCGTCATGGCATCGAACGCCGCCTGTGCATCCGGGTCGTAGCCCGCCGCGGCGGCGGCCACCGTGGGGGCGCGCACGAGGGCTGTGGATGCGATCAGCGCGGGCGCCACGTTGACCGCGCCCGGCTGGACGACGGGGCTCGGCACGACTGCCGTGCTGGCGATGATGGCCGGCGCGATCTGCGAAGCGCCCGCCTGGATCGTTGGCGCGAACACGGCCGAGGTCGAGCCGACAACCGTCGGCAGGACGGCGACCGGACCAGGCTGAACGGCCGGGGCGAAGACGGAAGCCGTGGATACGATGAGTGCCGGAGCCACCGACACGGCGCCGGGCTGCACCGTGGGCGCCGGCACCGCAGCAGTCGAAGCGATGACGGCGGGGCGAACCTCCGCGGCGCCGGGCGCGAGCGCTTCTACTGTCGGAGCGCGCACCTGCGCCGTGCTGGCGATCATCGCCGGCTGCACCGTCACGGCTCCAGGCTGGACGCTGGGCGCGCGCACCGCCGCGGTGGAGGCGATGACGCTCGGACGCACCTCGACCGCACCAGCGGCCACTGACGGGGCCAGGACGCGCGCCGTCGAGGCGATGAAGGCCGGGCGGACCTCGATCCGGTCCGTGACGGGCGGCAGGGGCGGCGCGGCGAGCGCCACCGTCAGCCCCGCCGCGGCCGTGACGAGGATGCCGACGGTGGCGGCGCGCTGGATGGTGACGGTCGGCGTCATGCCTGGCCCCGCGTCACCGGCTTCTGCACCGGGATCTTCAGCGCCACGTAGAGGTAGACGTCGGGGTTCGGATCGGTGCGGGCGAGATCGAGCACGACCGACGAGTGGCCGATCGCCGCCGTCTGCTCCGCGGTGAGGCGCACCTCGATCGTGCCGTCATCGATCCGCACGAGCCCGCCGTTCTGCGTGGAGAGCTCGGCCAGGATGGAGCGCGCGCCAGGGTAGCTGCGCACGTCCGCCCGCAGCTCGCACCCGTCGGGGAAGAGGACGTCACCACCCTGCCCCGTGACCGCGATGCGCAGCGTATAGGCGTAGGACAGGACGATCGGCGGTCCTTGGATCGTCTGCGACATGGCGCGCGCTCCTTGTCGCTTAGAGGGCGAAGATGCCTTCGGCCGCCCATGTGACGACCACGTTGCCGCCATTGGGCGTGACCGGCAGGCCCGGGGCCGCGTCGATCAGGGTAACGAGCCGAGAGGTGCTTTCCGTGCCGGTGTCGATGTAGATCAGGATCGCCTCGGCCGCCGAGCCGGTGCCGGTGCCGGCAGGTACGTTGGGGATCGTGACATCCGACGCATCGAAGACGCCATTGACGAGGGTCTTGGAGGTCAGCGTCTGCGGCGTCCCGATGCGCGCGCCGGACGGGACGGACGAAAGAAACTCATGGGCGGCTGAGTAGGTGTAAGCGCCCGTGTCGATGAGGACGACCTTCACCGTGCTGCTGGCAAGAGTGGTGAGCAGCTGCTCCTTGAGCTTCATGTAGAGAATGTTGGCCATAGGGATGCTCCTTCAGGGCACATGAAAAAGCCCGGCTCGAGCGCGGCCGGGCGGTGGAAAGATCGCGAACGAAGGTTCCCCGCGCTGCAGCAGGGCGCTACCTTCGGTCGGGGACAAACTGAAACCTCAGAGAGTCGAGCCGATGATCGAGCAGGTTCCGAGCGCCGCGGCGGCGCTCGCTTTTGTCGGCGTATTCGCGACGGCGGTTTTCATCTGGCTCGAGGACGCCAAGGCAAAAGCCAAAAGATAAAATGGCCAGCGTGTCGCCTGACGCAGACGGGATCGCCCGGTACAATCAAGAGACTTCGACCCTCTGCATGCACGGCTTATTTATCGAGCGAGTGCTAGGCGTATCGGATATGCCTGTGAGTGAGATGCCCGCATGGTGCTCGAGGTCGCACTTCCCGCCGTTTCTTCCGTCGGTTTCGTGCTGCTTGTCATATTCGTCGCGTTCCTATGGCTTGAACATCAGCGTTCGATGATCGCCGCTGACGCTCTCAAAGCGGCCGCAGCCAAGGCAGCCGCAAAGCGAGAAGCTGCTGAACCTGGCTACTGCCAGCGATAGAAGGCGACGGCCGACGTCATCGCTAGCCGACGAGCGGCCGAGACGCCGTCGGCCTTGAGCGCCTCGTTGAAGGCTCCAGCGGCCGTGACGCGATCAATGCCGCCGATCAACATCAGGTCGTGGATCGCCGCAGCTTTGAGAAAGCGCGGATCGCGAGGTGAGAACGCCCAGCGCAACGCCAGCGGGATCGAAACGTCGAAGGTGGTGTTGGCCGGCACCGTGAAGAGCCAGCCGCTGTCGACCTTGCCCACCTCCCACGCGATCGGCGCCGTGGTGCGATAGAGGATGCCGCCGACGGGCACGAACAGACCGGCGGTCTCGACGCTGGTGTAGAGGCTCACCCGCGCGGGCGCCCGGCGAAGACGAAGAGGTGCGCCACGAAGCCCGGCGGCTTGATCGGCACGGGCGTCGGCGCCGCGGAGCCCGCTTTCGCCGTCGTCCGCTTCACGTCAGCGGTCACGATGCCGGGCGACGTCGTGAGGAGGCTAGCGAGGAGCCCAGACACGTTCGGCTTCACGGACGCCTGGTTGTCCTGGTAGTCGTGCGCGTGCTCGGGCAGATGCGCCGCCAGGAGCGTTACGCTGTCCGAGCCGATCAGCGTTCCGGCCGCGCCGTCGAAGCCGCTGGCGACCGTGGCGTAACCCGCCGGAACCTTTACCAGCTTGAACTTCGCCGAGGTCGACCCGGCCAGGAACCACGACATGCCAGCGGCCTTGGCCACGAAGTCGGGGTACATGGCGCGCTGGTACTCGGTCTTGCCGTCCAGTCGCAGCCAGGCCGGCCCGAGATCGTCGAACAATGCATGCCGAAGGAGGCCGATCGGCAGCGTGACATTGCGAAGGTCTACGCCGGCCATAATGCGTTGCTCCCGATATCCGCGATGACCTCTCCGGCGGTGATCCGCTGCTTGAGGTCATTGCCGGCCACGATCAGCAGACCCTCACGCGCTGCCACGGCATTGCCGAAGGCCACCATCGTCTGCGCATCCATCGGCACGCGCGTATCGTTGGCGGCGATCCAGAAGAAGTCGACGGGCAGGCCATGCCAGCGCATATCGCCTTCCTGGACGCCATTCATGATCGCCACGATGGCCGAGATGCGGGACCGGTCGATGCGCTCGCGCGAGGTGTCGTCTGACTGGAAGACGTTACCGGCATAGGTGATGCCCGCGCGGAGGCGGCGATCACGCTCGGCGTCGATGTCGGCATCGGTTCGCGCTGCTGGCTGCCGCCCCGCCTCGAACGTCGCCTCTTCGGCGGCCGTCATCGTGACGGTCTGGCCGTTGACGATCTGCTGAAGGGCCATGTCAGCGCCTCCCGAAGAGCTTGACGGTGCCGGCGTCCAGCTGCCCGGCGCTGGCGCTGATGCGGATGCCGTTGATCGGATCGCCCACGTACCGAGCCTCGCTGGATGCGATTGCGCCAAGGGTTGCTGATGATGGAACGGCCGACCCTATAGCCGATGCCCTGATGGTCGCAGCTCCAGCATTGAGCCCGATTGCGCTGGCCAGGTAGTTGATGGCCGATGCCGCAGGGAACGCTGCGCCCATCGCGCCGAGGGACTGCCACGTCGCGCCGTTGTCGGTCGTGATCTCCAGGTTGATCGACGCGTTTGAGCCGCTGTTGTGGCTCATCAGCCGAGCGTCGACGATGGCGTCGTTGATGTTGAGCCCGGTGAACGTGACAGCCGCTACGGCGGCGCTGATCGTCACCGTCGAGCCAATCTGGCGCATCCTCGGGGCCGTTGCCGGGGAGAGCGCACGGGTGGTGTCCGTTCCGGCATCGACTTCGGCTTGCGTTGCAAGCTCGACTACGCCTTTGGCAGCCGTCGTTGCATCGGGCAAATTGCTCGTCTGGTAGCCGTCTCCGGCTGCGTTGACCCGCAAGAACCGGAGAGCGTCGGCAGCGGTGAGGCTAGGCAAATTGAGGCCTGCAGCTGCCTCTTCCGCATCGTCGCGGGCTTGCTCCGCATCCTGCGCGTAGCCGCTGGCATCAGATGCAGATCCGGCCGCAAATCCCGCGGCACTCTGCGCCGCCTGGCGATCGGCCGCGGCGCCTGAGCCGTCCATGAGGATCGACCACCTGGAGGCATCCGTGCCCGGGAGGACGCCTGTGGAAGCCGCGAGCGCGATCCAAGCACTGCCCATGTAATGCACGCCGTCGCGCGCCGCATAGGTCGCCACGTTGGCCCAGGCGCCGCGCCAGTTGATGCCGATCGGGCCGTTAGGACCCTGCGGGATGGTGAAGTCGAGCACCGCATCGGCCTCGGTGCCGCTATTCTCCACGGCAGCGGCCGAGCCCGGCGCGCCGGTCGTGACGATGCCAATCGCAACGGTCGCGGCTCGCCCGCGCGGTCCCGCCTTCTTGACGGACACCCCTTCCGGAGACGAGGGCGTGACGGAAACGATGGTCATCGCGTGATGCCCCTCTGGATCGTCACCTTACCCGCCACGAAGCGATCCACGATCCCGTCGGCGTTGGTCCAGACCATGTCGTAGGCGTAGTCGCCGGGCGGGATCAGTCTCAGAACCTCGGGCGGCACGTTCCAAGCCACAGTGCCATCGGTCGTCGGCGCCGTGATCTGCAGCATGCCGTTGGCGGTGCTGGCCTCGAGAATGATGTGCAAGGCTTCGGCTGGCTGCCGGAGCTGCGCGACGAACGAAGATCCGGCGAGATTGACGGGCGTCTCTGCCTCGCCCTCCGTGAGGGTCAGCGCATCACGCCAATCCTCGTTGGTGGCAATGAGGAAATCGACCGTGGTCAGCGACATCGCCGGTCATCCTCATGCGTCATAGAGGAAGCCGGACACCCCGAGCGGCGTGCCACCGGTCGACAGGATGTCTCCGGCCTTGGCCGTAACGGGACCAACGGGAAACGTCGAACTCGTGGAGAGAAGGTCCACGCCGTTGATGCGCATCGTCACGAGGCTCGTCGTGTTGATGGCGAAGGTGGAGAACACGGCCTGCTTGCCGGCCGGAACCGTGTACGGCGTGCCGCTCGCAACATTGGCGTAGAAGGGTGTGCGGGCCATTACATGCTCCCCAGGAAGAACATTTCAGAGTGGAGGTAGTCGGACAGCGTGATGCTGGCCGCGATTTGATCGACGGTTGCCTTGCGATGAGCCCCATCGGCGGCGGAATAGATCGCGACGAGGTCCGCCGATTTCGGCGCCGGCTTGGCCGTGAGGCCGTTGATGTCCAGCTTCAGCTCGCGGTTGGCGCCGAGTGTACCGCCGCCCTGGATGCCTTCGCTCGTCGTCACCGAGCGCACCGCCCCAAGCGCCGCCATCAGGCTGTCGCGGGTGATCACCTTGGCTTCCTGAAGCGACACGTCCCAGAAGACGAAGAGGTCGCCGGTCTCCAGGCTGATGTCGGTAGCCGCCCCCTTCACCACGCGGTTGATGAGGTGCAGCGCCGCCTGGTTGGAGGTGAGGCCGAACCAGTTGCCCTGCGTCGGGTCGAAGCGCTTCAGCGTGCGAACATCCCGGTGATACCAGAGCTTCGATCGGTCCGAGGGAGCCGTGTTGCCGATCTCGATCTCGGCGAGCCCCATGTCCTTCAGGACCCGAGCTTCGAAGTCGCGCATGTCGAGCGGCAGGGCGTCCTTCAAATTGCCTGTCGAAGACGTGACGAGCTTGTCCGTGGAAGGGTTCAGAGCCGGCATCAGGCCACCGTCAGTTCGGCGCCCATCGGCGCGATGGAAAGAACGACGTCGTTGGTCGAGACGGCGATGTCGATGCCGCCGGCATTCTTGAGGCGCCGGAACTGCAGGCTTCCGCCGTTGACGGAGGCGTAGACGAGGCCTGTGCCGGTGCCGATGTTCTCGCCGCCTGTGATCGACCCGCCAGCGCCGCCCACGCCGGCCAGGAAGGCGGTGCGGGTCGTTTTACGGTGCGCACCCGCCGAGATGTCGAAGAAGGCGACGATGTCATCGCCGGCGACGGAGTTCTCGACCTCAAGGCCGGAGAAGTTCAGGCGCAGCGTGCGATCATCCTGGAGATCGCCACCACCTTGGATGCCCTCAGTCGTGGCGACCTGCCGGAACTTGGATGCCATGTCCCCGATGTTGAGCGCGTTGATCGTGCTCTGAAGGGTCTGGATCAGCCAGTTGAACAGGCCGGGGTCAGCTCGGCCACAGCGGAAGCCTTCCTCGATCTCATCGGCAGTCGGCGGCGTGATCAAGGCGTCGTCGTCCGACGCCCAGACCGGGTCGAAAATAGCCATGGAGGCCTCGTTCAGTTGAGGGTGATCTGGACCGGGAAGGAGCCGTCGCAGAAGCCGCCCCACCCGTCGCCGAAGCCGAAGGCGGGGCCGTTGCCGTGCCAGATGTCGAGCCGAACACCCGGCGCGATCGGCAGAGCCTGCCGGTAGAGGTGGGCGATGGAGATCTCGACGCCTGACAGGAGCCGTCCGGTGGCCACAGCGACGCGGCCGGGCGCCTCCCGGTAGATGACGGCGTCGGCTCCGAAGACGGCGCGTGAGGCGAGCGTGAGACCGTGGCGCGAGTAGTCGCCGCGGTTGGTGATGATGCGGGCCTTGAGGAAGCCTCGATAGAGCTCGTCGTCGATGAAGCGGAACGGCACGTAGTCGGGCCCGCCGCAGTCCCACTCCGCCTCGCAGAAGCCCGCGACGGGGATGGTGGGCGGCCCGCACTCGTCGGCGCAGGCGAAGCCGAACACCGGGCGCCGTTGCCCGGCGCGGTGGTCGCGCGGCCAGCCCACCACCTTGCCGAGGATCGTCAGCTGGTCGCCGACGGCCGTGTCGACGTCGAAGAAGTCGAGCATCCGGCAGGCGAGGTTCTGAGCTTCGGCGGCTTGGCCGAGGTAGGCCCGCATCACGCCTTCGAGGCGCGGGCTTTCGCGGTACTGCGTCAGACGCTTGTCGATCTTCGACTGCACCAGCTCGGCGGGATCGATGCAGGCCATCAGACGTATCGCACCGAGACATAAGGGGCGAGGATCACCGGCCGCTCGAAGATCGCGGTCGGGATCTGGTCGACCACGATCAGGTCGGCGTTGCGGGCGATCCGCGTCTCGACCACTTCGATATCGCCAACTTGCGCGGCTTCCGATGCGATGCGCGTCTCAAGGACGGTGTCGCCATTCCGGTAGCCGGCCTCTCCGGAGAAGGCTGCGACTACCGCCGCGGCGATCGTGCCGACGCTCGGCGGCGCGCTGTCCCGGCTGTCGGCGATCGGTCGCACGTCGACCTCGACGCGGATCGGCACCTCGGCCGGGCGGATGAACGCTACCTGCTGGCAGAAGCCGTCTGCGATGACGGGGATGGATACGTTGCCGAACAGCGTGATGCCACCGACCGAGTTCTGGAAGACGGCGAGAGCGACGGCTTCGTCCGTACCGCCCGTGACGGCATAGGCGACGGAGTGCGGCGGCAGACCGAGAGCGTCGGTCGTCTCGCCGGAGTTGGCGCGCACGGCGGCGAAGGTGACGCTTGGCAGGTCACGCAGGCGGTTGAGGTTCGCCGTGAACGAGATGTCCGCCTGGCCGAAGTTGGTGATGCGCAGGCGAAAGGCGTCGTCCGTCTCGTCGTCCGGTCGGGCGAGGCCGCGTAGCTTGGCCACGATGTCGAGGCGCGGGCCCTCGGCCTGGTCGGCGTCGAAGGAGGCGTAGACGTCGGCGAGCGTCTCCTGCGCGTCGACGAGGGCGTCGGTCATCACGCCGTTGATCTGGCCGAGCGGCGACTGTGACGTCTGGATGATGCCGGGTCCGAAGGTCGCGACCATCGCCTGTTCGAGCTCGTCGAGAATGGTCGCGATGTTCTTCGGGACGAAGCCCTCGGGCAGGACGCCATAGGTGTTGCTCATACCTGTGCGACCTCGTCGTGCTCGGTGGCGACCACGGCCCGCGCAACGTGGATGCCGCGAGTGCGCCGGTCGAAGCTCATTGCGAAGGCCTCAATGCCGGTGACGCCGTCGGTCTCCAGGATCTCGGTCTTGATAACGCTCTCCGCGAGCGCCTCATCGAACTGCCGGCCCATGATCTGCTCCAGCCAGGGCACGCCGCAGGTGGTGTCGATGAACCATTCGCCTTCGAAGGTCATGATCCGCTGGCGGGCGTGCTGGCCGACCGCCTCGCCGTCGGCGACGAGCTCCAGGTTGCCGTCTGCCGTCATGCCGAGGTCGGCGATGCCCTCTTCGTTCGACCGAAGTGCAAGTCCAAGCCGGGCGACCGTCACAGTGCCATTCCGTCGAGTAGATCGGCAATGGCGAGCACCGCGGCCTTCTGATTGTGGTCGTAGAGGCCGGTGCTTGACCCGCTGGTGACGACAGTCTTCGCGTTGGCGAGGCTGCGCAGCGCCGTGGCGATCAGGGTGTAGACGTTGCCCTGCGCGCCCTCGATAGCGACCTTCCCGTCAGGCGATCCGCGGATCCCGAACCTGCCATCCTCATCGAAGCGGACGTGATGGTTCTGCGCGTCGAAGTTCTTGATCGGGCTCGACACGCTGTCGCCGCCGACGACTGTCGCGCGCATGTCGGAGAGCGAGAAGGAGCGATCGGAGACCGCGTCGAAGGCGCCGCCGTCCGTGTCGTAGGCTGAGGCGTCGTACATCATCGGGCGTAGACGGACGCGGTCGCCGACCTTCAGTCGAGACGCCGCCGCCTGAGGCGGATGCTTCATCGGCTCCTTCACCCGAGCCGATGCGGTGTCCATCCCCTGAGCGGAGGCGCATCCCAATGACATCGCAGATCGCATTGAAGCCTTTCGGCGCGCAGCCTTGCGCGTTCACCTCGGCCGATCTCGCCGCCTTCGAGCGCGAGATGGCCCTGCCATTCGATGATCGCGAGATCGTCGACCCGGCCGCCGCGCCGGCGACCATCCGCGAGCGTCTCGTCACCCGCATCGATAGCTTGCCCTTCTGGCCGCTGGTCACGGTCGTGGTGTCGGCGACGTCGGGGTTCTGCTGCTTCCAGTTCGGCTACTTCGCCGGCAAGGCGGGGCTGTTCTGATGGCCCCCGCTTGGCACAACCTCCCCCACGCGAAGATCCCGCTCGAGCACCGCGTCACCATCGCCGGCCTCTACGTCGCTGACGTGGAGGTGGTCGCCTGGATCTACCGCGAGAACGACGGGATCTACGTCGGCGAGGTGGAGCTCGAAGGCCGACCGATCTCGCAGCACGGCTATGCCGCCTGCGATGAGGACGGAGCGCCGGTGATGGCTTCGGCGACCGTCAAGGACCCGGAGCCCTGGAACAAGGATCAGGTCTCGGCCGACGTCGCCTTCCTGCGCTCGGTCGAGCGGGACGTGAACAGCCTCTACGCAGAGGAGGCCGACAAGGCGCTCCGCGAGGCTGAGGACGGCTGGAGGGCTGCGGCATGAACCTCGCTCAGCACACGCCCGGCCCGCTCACTGTCGCCGCCAGTGGCGATCGTCAATTCCACATCAAGAGCGACTACCTGCATCGCGAAGGCGAGTGGGAGGACATCTATGTCTCGCTCAGCGGCTTCTGCGGGTCCTATGGCCCGCAGCTCTTCGCCGCCGCACCAGACCTTTTGCACGCAGCAAAGGCGGCGCTCTTCGTGCTGACGATCGTCAACGCGCGCTCGCCCGGGACCAACGAGCAAGGTGCGATCGAAGCGCTGGCCGCCGCCATCGCGAAGGCTGAGGTGCCGGCATGAGCGCGCCCATCCATCCCCGCGCCCCGGCCAAGCCCAAGGGCACCCGCACCGCCATCCGCCGCGCCATCCGCGACCAGTTCACCCGCTGGACCGAGGAAGCCCGCGACGTCCTGCGCTCGAACCAGATGCGTCACCTGTCCCGCCGGATCGGAGGGCTTCGCTGATGCCGCTGATCGAATCCTTCGACCCGGACGCGCCGCCGGTGGTGCGCAGCGTTCTGCCCAACGACGCGATCGAGCGCGGTGCCATGGCGATCTACGGCGTCGTCACGGGCGCCAAAACGCCGGAGCGCGCGGCCGAGGCCTGGGACCGTCGGGCCCGCGAGATCACCCGCAAGCGACACCGGCTGGAAGCCGAGGCCTGCCTGATGGCCGCTGGCTGGAGGCCGCGGCGATGATTCCCTGCCCCAAGATCGTCACCTACAGCTCACCCGAGGCCGCAGCCAACGAGCGCTTCCTCGCGGTCTTCTACATGCCGTTCGGCCCGACCAAGCGGCACCCGGCCGGCGGCGAGGTGCGACTGCCCATCCAGTTCTTCGGGCCCAACCGCGGCGCCGTCGTCGCGAAGGCCGAGACGTTCTGGGCCGAGGAGCAAGCGAAGGAAGCCAAGAAGCGCGAGGCCGCAGCCCTGCGCGATGCTGCAGCCAAGGCCGACCGCGAGAAGCGGAAGGTGGCGGCATGATCGAGCGCACCTGGACCGGCGAGACGATCACCGAGCCCGGCATCTATGCGTCCGTGCCCATCGAATCGTACCACCACGACACCGGGCTCTTGGACGGCTTCTCGATCTCGTCTTCGGGCATCCGCCAGGTGGACGACCGGCCCTCGGCCTATTGGATCCACAGCCCGTTCAACCCCGACCGGGTCGAGCGCGAATCCACCGAGGCGCTGAACTTCGGCAAGGCCGCGCACCACCTGCTTCTCGGCGAGGCCGACTTCGCACAGCATTTCGCGGTGCGGCCGGCCAAGCTCAACGGCAAGGACTGGCAGGGCAACCGCACCGACTGCAAGGAATGGCTGGAAGGCCGGGCCGCCGAAGGCCTGACCGTCATTCTGCCAGCGCAGATCGAGACGCTGAAGCGCATGCGCGACAGCCTCGCGGCGCATCCGATAGTCCAGGCCGGCGCGCTCAACGGGCGGATCGAGCGCAGCATGTTCGCCCGCTTCGGCAAGGTGTGGCTGCGCGCCCGGCCGGACGTGATCCCGATGGACGGCGGCGACTTCGTCGACCTGAAGACCGCCGCAGCCGTCGACGACGACAGCCTGTCCCGCGCGATCTTCTCGGCCGGCTATCACGTCCAGGCCGCGGTGGTGCGCATGGTCTGGTGCGCGCTCGGGCTCGACTTCGGCTCGTTCGTCCTCGCCTTCCTCGAGAAGACTCCGCCCTACGAGGTCCGGTTCTTCGAGATCCGCACCAGCGACATCGACCTCGGCGAGCGTCAAGCCCGCGCGGCGCTGCGCACCGTCGAGGAATGCCTGAAGCGCGGCCAGTGGCCCGGCTACGACGGCTGGGATCCTTCCGTCCTCAACATCGACATCCCGACATGGGCCCGCACGCGCGCCGAGGCGACGCTGGCGGTCAAGGAGGCTGCATGAGCCAAGTCGCCATCCGCGATCAGAACGAGCGGACGTCCATCCAGGCGGTGCCCTTCGGCCGCGAAGCCGGCGGCGGCTCGCTCGCCCCGCAGAACCTGGGCGAGATCGTCCGCTTCGCCGAGGTCATGTCCCGCGCCGACATCGCGATCCCCAAGCACCTCCGGGACAATCCGGGCGCCTGCCTCGCCGTCTGCATGCAGGCCTTCAAGTGGGAGATGGACCCGTTCTCGGTCGCCCAGAAGTCTTACAAGGTCGGCGATCAGATGGCCTATGAAGCGCAGCTGATCGCGGCCGTCATCAACACACGCGCCGGCCTGAAGCGGCGACCGCAGATCGAATACCGCGGCGCAGGTGCGGACAGGCAGTGCGTCGTCACCTTCGAGGCGATCGACGGCTCGACCCACGTCTACGAGAGCCCGCGCTTCGCCGCGATCACGACGAAGAACTCGCCGCTCTGGAAGTCCGATCCGGACCAGCAGCTCGGCTACTACTCCATTCGCGCCGGCGCCCGCCGCCATTTTCCGGAGGTGATCCTCGGCGTCTACGATCGCGACGAGCTCGAAGGCGCCCGCGATGTCACGCCGACGAGCGCTGGCCGGTCCTCGTTCGCCTCGCGCATCGTCGATCGGCAGAGCGCGACCGCAGAGCGCCGCGAGGGCTTCGACGGCGCGATGGTGGATCTGACGCTCGGCACGCGCCAGGAGCCGCAGGCGGGCGCGCCTGATGCTATCGGCACCGTCGCCGAGGATGATGCAGCGGCGACGGGCGAGCCGGAGCATGAGCGGCACGACGAGGCCAAAGAGATCGAGGCCGAGGCACGTCAGGCGGAAGCGACGACGTCGAAGCCCGCCCGTGACCCTGTCCTTCGCGCGAACCTGATCGAGTGCGCCCAGAAGCTCCTCGAGACAGCGAACGGCACCAGCGAGCCGGACGAGCTAGAGCGCGCCCTCAACGCCGCGACCAACGCCTGGAAGAAGGAATTGCCGGCCAACGGCGACGAGGTGCGCCGCATCTACCAGCGCGCCCATGCGGTCGTCACCGGCGCCCTGAACGTGCCAGCCGCGGTGAAGCTGATCGCTGCCGAGCTAGACCTGCCCGAGGCCGAGATCAAGCCGAGGGCGCGCTGATGTCCACGCCCATGATCGACAACCCGCTCGGCGGCCGCGCCGTGCCCGAGTGGATCGGCGCTCACCCCGACGCCAAGGTGCCGGACAAGGTTCGCGACCGGATCCTCGCCCGCGCCGAAGGCCGCTGCCACATCAGCGGCATTGAGATCCGCGGCAAGGACTGGGAGCTCGAGCACATCAAACCGCTCTCGATGGGCGGCGAGCACCGCGAGACGAACCTCGCTCCGGCGCTGGCCGAGCCGCATCGCGCCAAAACCGCCGCCGAAGCCGCCGGCCGGGCGAAGGCCGACCGCATCCGCCGCAAGCTCAACGGCACCTGGCCGAAGACCAAGCACCCGCTGCGCTCCCGCGGCTTCTCCAAGCGCGAAAACGGATATCGCTGATGACCGCCCTTCTCATCACAGGGGCGCTCGTCGCCCTCCTCATCGAACGAGCCCAGGCCCGCATCGACCAGATCGAGGAGATCGGTCGATGACCTCCGCGCCTGAAGCCCACAAGACCGCCGGGGTGGTGGTCGCCGACCTTCTGGCGCTCGGCCGCGAGATCGAGAACACGCATGGCGAGGAAGCCCGCAAGCTTCTCGACGCTGCTGCGGCTGCACTCTCCACTCCATCCGTCCCGGCCGTCGCTGAGCTATGGGGAGACGGGCTGGCGCAAAGCGCTGCATCGGGGGCAGCCGCAGGATGGATGCCGATGGAGAGCGCGCCGAAGGACGGCAAGGAGGTGATCCTTCGCATCCCGGCGCGCGGCTGGCCGGACCACTACCAGCAGATCGCCCATTGGGCGGATGACATGAGCGGCGAGGAACAGCCGCCGTTCCGAGGCTGGTTCCGGAATACCGGCTACGGGTACGCCGAGGTCGCAGACCCGACAGGCTGGCGCCCCCTCACCGCCAGCCCTGCGGGCGATGATCCCAAGGCCCTCGATGCGGCAGCCCGATCTTCACCCCTTCCCCCGCAAGGGGAGCCGGTGGCGGTCGAGGGCTGGGTGCCGAACACCGACTACACCAACAAGGCGACGTGGCCGCCAGAAGGCAACCTCCTCTACACCGCCTTCCACGATGCCCGCCTCAAGGGCGGCTGGTATGACGAACGGCTCAAGCGCCTGATGGCCTGGGCATCGTCTTCCGCCGAAGCCCTCGCCGCAGAGCGAGCCCGCGCGGACAGCCTCAAAGCGGAGCGAGACGCCGAAGCGGACATCAAGTGGCAACACCACGAGATGGTCGGCAAGCTGGCGAAGCGAGCATTCGACGCCGAAGCCCGCGCGGACAGGGCGGAAGAGGACGAGCGGGATCGGCTGTATGCGAAGGCGGCCGAAGAAAGCCGCCTGTGCGCGTCGGTGGTGTTCCGCGAGGACGCAGCCAGAACAGCAGCTTGGCTTGCCGAGAATGGCGCCATGCTCCCTGCCCAACGCGCCGCTCTCCGCGCCCGAACCCTCCTCAAGGAGACGCCCCATGACGAGCGATGAACTCGGGCTGCCGCAATCCCCTGCGCAGGCGGCAGAGGGGGAAGGCGACATCGTGGAGCGCCTGCGGGCCGATGTTGCCACCCAGAGAGAGTTTTCGGCCGGCGCAATCGCTCGCATCGAGGCGAAGCACCCCGGCCTGCTCCGACCGGAAGCGGTCGCGTTGATGCGAGCCGACATCAAGGAAGAGGCAGCCAACGAGATCGAACGCCTTCGCACTGCCCTCTCTGCAGAAGGATCTGCAAACGCCGCGGCAGCCCGACTAGCAGCCGAGGAGATGCGAGATCGGGCGGCGAAGGTGGCTGAGGCCGCTGGCGACACATGGAGTGGGACACGCGATCACGCTCAGGCGGCACAAGAGGCGGCGGTTGACGAGAAGTGCATCGCCATCGCCGAAGCCATCCGCTCTATTCCCCTCCCATCCTCCTTCCCCGAAGATCAGGAAAAGGCTGCCGCAACCCCGACCATCGCCGATCCGGTGAAGGAGGGCGGACGCGATGGCCTACGCTGAGACCACCTCCGTTTCCGTCGAGAAGAGCGAGGCCGAGATCAAGGCCATGCTGCGCAAGGCGGGCGCCACCAGCCTCATGTCGGCCGAGGAGCCGGGGAACGCCGTCGTCGCCTTCGAGATGCAGGGCCGGCGCATCCTCTTCCGGCTTCCCCTACCCGCACGCGACGACAAGCGCTTCGCCAATGACGGGCGGCAGCGCCTGCGCCCGGCCGACAAGCGGGCCGCTGCCTGGGAGCAAGCCTGCCGCTCGCGCTGGCGCGGGCTGATGCTCTGCATCAAGGCAAAGCTCGAAAGCGTCGAGAGCGGCATCGAGACCTTCGAGACCGCCTTCCTGGCGCACGTCATGCTCCCGGACGGGTCCACGGTCGGCGACTACGCCAAGCCGGCGATCGCGCTCGCCTATGAAACGGAGACGATGCCGCCGCTGTTGCCGGCGCCGCGCCGCCAGACTGAGGAGGCAAAGGAGCGATGAGCCGACACGTCACCGCAAAGGTCATCGCGGAGGAGTTCGGCTTATCGGCCCGTCACTGGACCCGCATGGCCTCGGCCGGGAAGATCCCCGGCGCCTGGCAGCCGTCCGGCGAAGGCGGGCACTGGCTCTTCGACCTCGACGCTTTCCGCCGCTGGCGGACCTCCACTCAGAAGAAAGTCGCCGAATGGCCGGGATATACAAGAGGGGTGAGATCTGGTGGGCGCGTGCGCATCGCAACGGAGAGGAACACCGCGTTTCCCTTAGAACGCGAGATCGACGGGTGGCTCAAGAGCGCCTTAGAAAATGGCTAGACGAAATGGATGCGGTCGCGTGGGGCGAGAAGCCCGCGCGCCCCTTCCGCGAGGTGATGAAGCGCTTCGCCGAGACGCACTTCCGAACGCTCAAGCCAGCCTCGGCCAAGCGCTACGCCGTCAGCATGAAGGCCCTCGCCCGCACCTTCGGCACGATGACCGTGCAGCAGGTCACGACGGCGACGCTCAGCGACTTCGAGACGACCCGGCGCAGCGAAGGCGCCAGCGCTCCGACCGTGCGGCGCGACTGGCCTGCCCCCGTTAGGTGGCCCGGTTCAAATCTAATGCATGGTTGGCTTATCGGCGACGTTTGA